ATTACTACAATTATAATCACAATGATATAAATGCGGATAATGATACTGGATTCAGATACTTTCTCAATTTCGTGTCGTGTAATCCGACATTAAAACCTTACAGAACCGAATGGACGGTTTATCACGAAGATATCGGAATGGCAGGCACGATTGATATGGTGTATGAAAATCCGGATGGCACGTTATCTATTTACGATTGGAAAAGAGCAAAGGATATAACGAAGAACAACAAGTTTAATAAATACGCTTTGACTGAATGTATTAGTTCTATTCCAGATACCAAATACTGGCATTACGCGCTACAATTGAATATATACAAATCTATTTTAGAACACAAATACGATAAGACCGTGACAAAGTTAGCATTGGTTGTATTGCATCCAGACGGGGATAATTTTGAAATAATAAATCTGCCTGTTATGACAAAAGAGATGAATGATTTATTTGACATGCGTAAAGCTAAATATAAACAAGTGTTGCAAATAATCACTTAAATATAATTATATATATAATTAAATATGGTTGAGGATATTATTCAGCCTGTATGTTTAGATACTTGTGATGGATGTGAATTTATGCAGACTCAAGGAATAGGAAGTGTTTTCAGTATAAAGTTTATGATATTGGTAAGTTTTTTAACTTTTTTTGTTGATTTTTTTATTATGCGAGGCATTGTGCCAGTAAAATCGATATGGGCTAGTATACGTTCAGCAGAATCACGAAGAGCAGGTACACAAACCGCGGAAGATATTGCGCCGGAAGAAATCGACGAGAAAGAAACGTTTATTTCACAATATTTTGAAGAATTAGACGAGTTAGAGGAAGATGAATTGAATGAAGTAGATAAACAATATATTTCAGAAAGTATTTTACGCGAAAATACGCCAGACGGAGATGTAGTAATGACATATAATTTTAAAAGCGAAACATTTGATTATTATACAGACAGAAATGGGTACATTTCGTATGATACGCTGGACACTCTTGCTAGGTTATTTGCGATAAGATTCAAATGTAAGATATTGTGTGTTAATTACCGTAAGGAATTTGAAAAGGGAGAGAAACAAATGCAAAGAGATATAGAACAAGATAAACAAGCGGATATGGAAGCAAATAATTCGGCACAGCCTCCCCAAAAAAATAATTTGTTTGTAGCGTATAAACATTATAATCGCAAGCTGGGTTCTGGTGGAGTTGGGAAAAAATATTGCGTGATGACAGAAAACTCGAATAAATTTAAGTATAGAGGAAAGTTGGAAGAGTATGAAGCGAATAAAGAGACAGAGAAAGAGCAAGAAAAAGAGCGGATGTTGCCGAATATTAACATCAGTTATAACGAATATAAGGAAATGTGTAAAAAGGAATTATAATACATACATATAATAATGAGTACGGATGTTAATATTAACGATGATACTACGGATGATAATGACGATAATAATGACAAAACGCCTACCAATATAAACACAAATAAGACCGATATAATAAATGCAACATCTGTTATAATAGTCGCAATCATTTCATGGATAATTCGATCGGTCAAATCGGTGTTAATCAAAAAAGTTGGGACAGATAATCCACCAGCAGCAACAACATCGAGCACAATAAAGGATGCAGCGAAAAATTGGGCTCAAGTTTTCAAAAATCTAGTAGGTGGTATAAATCAATCAATATTAAATCTTGCGAATAATGCAGAAGCGTTTGCGTCAAACGGAGTTCTTAACTTTATACCGTGGCTTGGCAATCCTAATATTATACAACGTACCAGCGTTGCGAGAGAATTGGTTGATAGAACTAAACAAATCGATTCTCTGATGACGCCGGATGTAAAAGAAAAAATACAACAATTAATTAGTTCTATCATAAATATTAATGTAGAAATATTATCAGACCTATCAAGTCCGATAGAAACTATGATAAGTAAGGCATTAGATATTCTAACAGAAGTAGGTGAAAGGGCAGGTAGAGGCATTATGTCGTTCATTATAAATGTGGTAATGAGTGCAGTAGGGGAAATACCAGTTGTAGGCGGCATTATAGATCTAATTATGTCTATTCTACGGGGCATAAATTCTGGATTGCAGACAGGGGCGCCCATGGCTCAAGCATTTACTTCTGGGTTAGTAACATCCATTCTTACTATAAAGGACGTGTTTAAAGGTATCTCGGAAATAAACAATGCGTCTAATAGAGCTAATAATGGCGGTGGTAAAAAAATGAAGTTGAGACGGACTACGCGTAAAATAAAAAAACTAAAAAAACTAAAAAACCCAACAAAATTAAAGAAAACCAAGAATCGGAAGAAAACGCGGAAAACAAAACGATAAATGAATGTATGAATGAATAATTAATAGATGGATAGATAGATAGATAAATAGTTTAAAATAAAATCAAATGTACATTCTAATGTAAATCAATATCATATTAATTTACATTATTTTTCTTTTTACACCATTCCATAAATCCGATACTCTTTTCTAAAGAGAACGAAGATTCCAGTTGGTCTTTCGCTATATCTAAAACAATTTGTTCGATTTCTGTGAGCTGTTCGACATATTGTCGCAACATTTCATCACTGCCAGTATGTTTGGTATTTCTATCCATTGTATAATTAATATAAGTATGATAAGAATTTCAATTTCAATTTTAATAATTTGTATTGAGGTGGTACTCTAATTAAATGACGCTATTCCATCGGATAAAACAGATTAGAGTACTGTTTATATTAAACTCGCGATTACGCATCATATCTGTTAAGGATGTATCAATTTGATAATTATTAATTGAGAGAAAATCAAATAATTCTGTTATATTATCCATCTGCATTAATTCGTTAGCGCTATTCTCCGCGAGTATAGCGTATGTAAAATTAGAAGTTTTTATGGAAAAACTAGATATACGCTGTGATGGCAATATTTTAATTCGCGCGGACAATGGACCGAGGGGTCGTGCATTTATCTTAATTATATTTATATATGTTTCTTTTATTGCATCATAATACGGGGTTGATGAAATACTATATACATTCATATATTATTTATCATTACTTTATTTTTTAAACTAACTAACTAACAAATAATATTAGACGCATTAGAGAAATGTCAAATATAAATTATGACGTATGTATCAAAATAAACAAATCAGACTACATTTTCCCTGAACGGGACTGTATGAAACTAGTTGCGAGTTGGGGACTTATAGATACAGCGTTCATATATGTTCTATACGAAAATTTCGCAAGCAACGCATTTTTCCCGAATTCTATACTGTACCACCAAAATGCGGGAATGAATATTAATTGTCCTTTCGTTAATTTAACATCGATCCATTGTACAGAGTCAGCCTCTGTATTATACTCGGGCTGAACTGACCACGGATTCACTGGAGATTCAAATTCAAAATTAATATAATCTGACTCGGCGAATAAATATCTGGTATTTTTCGGAGACGCTAATTTTATGTTAACGCTGCCTTCAGTTACCAGAAAAAACGTGCGATAGTCAACTTCGTATCGTAATGGAGATTTACTTGTGTCGGATGCGAATTGTATATCATATGATTGATTCAATGTCATTGATGGTTTTAAAAAGGCGTCGTTGAGTTTAATTTGTGTATATAAATGGGAGTCTTTAAAAAACGCCTGGTTTTTTTCGCATATATATTTCGTCTTTGCGTCGTCTTTCTTAGATAACGCCAGCGCGGTTTTAATGCTGGTTTGTGTATTTGGTGTATCTTCCGTGGCTGCAGTATCTCGTATATTAACATTGGTCGATTTTGCACTTTTTAGTATATTTTCTTGTGTAAAAATATCCAATAAATTTCGATGATGATTGAAATCAAAAACGACTGGTTGTCTGATATCGCATACTTCTTCGAAATTATCTTTAGTTTGCAAATGTGTTATTTCATATACTTCGGTCGTATCATTCTTTTTAAGATGGAATAATACATGTATATAAATAAAAAGAACAATACAGAAATTTAAAATAGTATACATTACACCTATCATAATATTGATTAATATCCGTTTATATATTTTTTCGATTATCTTAACTTATTGATTATACATACGTAGCAGTATATGCCGTTGGGCAACTCATCAATAAACTCTGCATATATTGTCCGGATGACATAGCGCCATCGCCGTTTGTCTTTGCGTAGTTGGAGCTAATGTATGGAATTCCGCCGATATAATATACTTTACTACAAACAGGTTTATATGCGAGAAGCAGAGAATCTGATTTATTTACGACACAGCTGCCGTTACTCTTAACTATGGTCTGAATATATGTGCTCTGATCACATACAACTGGTAAGTTGGATACGCTAGCTGGTGTTAATCCAGGAATATTTTCATTTGCCTTTTGAACAACATTCATATACGGATTTCCTGGTATTTCAAGAATATCATTTATATACCCTCTTGTGTTTTTAACAGATTTTTTAATTGTGGTTGGGTTATTATAATCTGGGCATTGTCCAGAGTTTGTAATAACGATAGGATACGTGCCGCCGAAACCTCCGTGTCCGATAGGGTTAGTGCCTCTAAACGGCGTTCGTGTTACTGACACAGCTAAATTTGTCGGACCAACCCTTCCGAAAGTTCGCAAACACCCGTTTAAAGCAAATCCGGTTTTACCGCCAGATATTGGGTACTGAAATCTACGAGAACTCCTTTTAAGTGTAACTATGGACATATATTATACTAATATTATAATTAACTCGCGATGAAATCAGCATGAACGAAAATGCACGAGATTATTTATATATTGAATACTACGTTAAGCATTCGAGCCATCTGCGATGGCTACATGCGCCGGTCTTTGTAAAGTAACACGGGAGGCAAGTGCTGCGATATCCGCATAATGTACTAAAGAGCTAGAAAACCCCACAGACACATCTGCAAGTAAATACAACCAAGCGTTTGTATTGCCGACAATAGCATTATATGAAAATGCAAAATATAATAAGGAATGAATGAGTCTTATAGAATTCCACCATATTTTTCCACCGAATACTCCTAATAATTCTGATACTTCTAGTCCAGTTTTTCTAGAATTGGTTAAGAATTTAAAGACATTTACTGTAGCTGGAAATAATACAATATATCCCATATAAGCAAGATACGTAGAATTTAATTTAAATGCTAATACAACGAGTAGAACTCGAGCGGGTATACATCCGAACAAAAATATTTTTCGTTGTAATATCATTAAATATGATATGGTTATATATTATATTTAATATTGTTATATTATGTTGAATAAAATTATTACAATTGAGTTTAAATATATAAATATATTAAACCCATATTGATATGTATAATATTTGAAAAGGGTTTATAATTGTAATGAGTTTCCTGATGGCATATGGACGGCCAATGTTAAATACCGGCATAAAATTATCCTAAAATGACAATGATGTATGAAACTATTTCCATCATACAATAATATTAATAGTAATATTGTATATATTTCATCGAACCAAAAA